TATTATATATATTTTATTTTTATTTATCAATTTTTTTTTACTTTACATTTTTATCGTACGGTTTATTGGATAAATTTAATCCAACAATATTTGTATTGTTGAATAAACTTTAATGAAAATTTTTATTAAATAAAACACAATAATAATCACAATTATCTATATTATAAATTACAATTTTTGTTAATAATAACAATTTTTATAAAATAGCCAACATATAAATAGAAATTGAGTAAAAAATAGAGAAAAAAATACTAAAGTCTTTTTTATAAACATACATTACAAACCAAAAAGATAAAAATCTAAACATTGCATGTGGTACCACATATATTACAGAATATCTCTCTAATGCTTTTTCTCGATAACCTTTTCTATTATAAAATACAATTAATGAAAGTACTGCATAAATTAATGCTACATTTCTATAATACATTTCTATTCTCCATAACAATAATGAATGATGAACAAAAATATATGTTGATAAAAATGTGTCTATATAATGAAATTCTCTTTTATAATAATATTTCCAATGAATAATAGAAAATAATGTTTGTAAAATCATTATTATATTTACCGGCGGTGATGCATAATATGCTGGTATTAAAATATAAACCGATGAATATGCCATTGTTCTATCATACTTATAAATATTATTCATTGTATTTACATTTAATAATATTTATATCAATTATAATTTTATATTTATTTTAATAACACCAAAAACATTTTTTGTTATACAAAAAAATATTAAAAATTTTACAATAATATTTTATATGTATACAATAATGAATATTGAAGAAAATATAGATGATAATGAATGTGTAATATGTTTTGAAAATATATATTCAAATGATTTTATATATTTTGATTGTTGTAGAAAAAAATTTCACAAAGATTGTTTAAATAAGTGGATAAATCTAAATAAAGAAAAAAATAATCACTTAAATAAGTGTATATATTGTAGACAAAAATCTACAATTATGGATAATTTAATAAAAAATAATACACAAAATAATACACAAAATAATACACAAAATAATATAATTATTGAAATTCCAACTATAATTATACAAAGAAACATTTTTAATGATAGAACATTAAGATTAAGATTTCTATATATAATGTTAATTATTAGTTTAATAATATTAGTTATATTACTAGTAACTCTTTTCTCAACAATAGATATTATATATTAATAAATATCTATTATCTAATATATGTTATTTACTTTTTTGGCTTATCTTTTCTTTCATTACTGCGTGGTTTAGAAAACTCTTTATTTTGACTACGAGTTTCACACATTAGTTCATTCTTTAGAATTCCAGTAATATGTGTTGCGTGATTTTCATGTTCATCTTTTTTCTTTGTTTCAACTTGTTGAATAGTAAATTCAACATATTCACCTTGAACCAAATATTTATAAATATTTTCTTTTACAACAATAGATGAATGATGAGCAAAAATATCTTTACCAAATAATTCACAATCATTTACTACTGTAATAAAGCCAAATCCTGATTTATTATTAAACCATTTTACTTTTCCTGTATATTTGGGGTTACCGCTATCGCCTGTCATTATAATATATATATATAAAATGGCTTTAAATTATTTTAAAAATAATATTATGATTTATAACTGTGTATGCAATTATAAAAATTGTATAAAAGAAAGTATATATAAAAAATATTGTGTAAAACACTATTTATATTTTTTTAACAAATATGCTTTAATTATTCAAAAAAATTATAAAAAATATATTACAAACAGAAAATTAAAAAATATATTTTATAAATTACCAAATGATTTGCAGAAACATGTTTTATATTTTATAAATATAGATATATATTATAATAATTATAAAAAAAAAATTAATAACATAATCATAAAAAAATGCACACCTTATTTTTTTTATAAATTTTACAATATAAAATTTAAACTATCTAATATTACAGAAATATATTATTTAATTTTTAAATATAACAAAATAATTAATTTTAATATATTAAAATATTTTTATACAATATCTTTTGATATTAAAAATATCCTTAATTATATTAATATTGGAAACATTGAAGAAATTTTATTTATTTTAGATTCTACTGGTCAAAATATAATTAATTATATTAATTTTGAAGGCATTACTTATGAAATAATTGATAATTGTTTATTACATATTAATAAATATATTTATTTATACGAATATTATCATGGAATAAGAGATACTGTATCATTATAATTTGGTATCTGATAAAAAGACAAATTATTTAAATTTGTTAATATTTTAAATAAATTATCACTATCCTTTTTTATATTTATTTTTAAATAATTTTCATCAATCATTGACCCACAAAAATTTGATAAACAATCATTTGGAATCAACATAAATATTAATGTATAGATTACAGATATTACATCATCTCTCCGAGATGGTTCATTTAAGTCTAATACATTTTTACTAATAAATGGGTATGAACCTATTATGGATTTTGTTTTATTATTATTTATGTGAACATTATTTATTATATACCTTTTTGATAATCCAAAATCTATTATAATTGGATTGTTTGTGTTGTCTATACAAATATTTTTTGGTTTTATATCTCTATGTAATATAAAATTTTTATGTATATTATTAATAGTATTTATAATTATTTTTATAATTCTATAAATATTCTCTCTATAGTAAATATTTCCAAAATTTTTTCTTCTATATGAAAACAAATCTAAATCATAATATTTTAATATTATTACTCTTTTTTCGTCATTTGTATAATAATCTAAAATTTTTGCAATATTATTAAGATTTACCAATTGAATATATATATTTATTTCATTTTTTAATGAAAACATATCTTTATTTTCTTCTTTTAAAATACATAATTCATTGTTATACTTTATTTTATATACATTTGAAAATGTACCACTTGATATTTTATTACATATTTCATACTTTCTATTTATATTATTCATCTAATAATAATTTATAACTTATAATTATACAATATATTTATTTATATAGTTAACAAAATATATTTTAAAATTTGCAATAATATCAAATATATTACTATATGAAAAATTCAAAATTTTTGTTGATTCTTTATATTCTATCATATAAATCCATCCATATGGTATATGAAAAGCCTCATTTTTTTTAACAGATATTTTTTTATAATTTAAATTATTCATCATTTTGTTTGAAACATCAATTAAACTTTTATTCATGTTTTTATAATCAAAGTGAAAATTTAAATCTAAACTATGTTTTGGGTCTATTAAATATAACTCTATAGAACCATCTATCAAATAAAAAAAATTATATTGATATATTAATTCATTATAAATTTTACTAGAAAATATATCACCTATTATTATATCATATTTTTGTACCCCCCAATTTATTTCTGGTAAAAACTTATTTTCTATTTTTTTTAATTCCATTATCATATCTTCATTAATATAAGAATTATTATTAAAACTTATATAATTATTTGATTCATCTATTATTAAATCATTATAGTTTATAGATTTTATTATATTTATTTTATTCACATTGTTATATTCATAACTGTCATTTGAATATATATTTAAAAACATTTCATTTATAAATGAAGATAATTTATCTATATTTAGATCAAGATTATATATAATACTTGGTGTTTTAAAATACAATATTTCTAATAAATTACTTCTATTTTTATAGTAAATCTCATCATAATTTAATATATTTATTTTATATAGACTTCGAGTTATATTTAGATACAATATTAAAATTACTAAAAAAATAATTATTTTTAATATTATATTCATTAAAATAATTATTTAAAATTAATAATAAATATAAACATATTATTAATTTTATTAATTGGTATTTTCAATAATTTAATCATTTTCAATATTTTCAATATTTTCAATATTTTCACCATCTTCAACATTTTCAATATTTTCATCATTTTCATCATTTTCAATATTTTCAATATTTTCACTATCTTCAACATTTTCAATATTTTCACTATCTTCAACATTTTCAATATTTTCATCTATTGAAATATAGTTAATATTCAAGTTTGTTAAAGTATCATTTGAAATATCTATATTTTTATTTAAACTAATATCATTTTTTAATAATTTTTCCAAAATATTATCACCGGTATTATCTAATTCTTTATAAATAGAATTTATTATATCAGAATTTACAAAATCTGTTTTATCTATTTTATCTTCTATATTTATTATTTTTTCTAACAAAGAATTTATATTTTTTGCATTATCATATAAATCAGATTGATTTTTTATTAACATACTTTTAAATTCATCTAATTTTGAATAATTTGTTTGTAATTCATTTATTTTATCATTTATATTTTTCATATCTGTTTCTATATTATTATTCAAAGATTCAGAACTAATAGATTTAATTTTTAAATCAATGTGTTTATATATATCTTCAATATTTACATTACTTCCTAAATTTTCTATATTATTATTATTTTTTTTATCATTTTCTTCATTATTATTTAATTTTTCTTCTATTTTTTTTAAACGTTCTTCATGCATTTGAAGTAATTGTATAGGAGTAATTCTGATTTGCTGTTGTTGCTGTTGTTGTTGTTCCAAAATGTTTTCTTCTGGTTTTTCATTTATTGAAGAAATATTACCTGCTCTTCTACGTCTTGCAGATGCCAATGCTGAAGAAGTACTCATCTAATATATTAATACTATTATTTATCATTTATTATTTAAATTGTTTATTTCCGCATATTTAATTTAATACTATCATGAAAATTATAATTTTCTAATAAAAAATCATCTAAAGTATAATCATTTATATCAGAATGCTTATTAATTACTGAAAATATTGGAAATTCGTATGGCTTTCTATTTAATAATGTTTTTAATTCACTAACATGGTCATCATATATATGTGCATTACCCAATGAATAAGTAAATTCATGTGGAATTAAATCACAATGTTTAGCTATTATATATGTAAACATTGAATATGACGCAATATTAAATGGAACACCTAATCCAACATCACCACTTCTTTGATATAAATGGCAAGATAACTTATTATCATCTTTAACATTAAATTGACACAAAATATGACAAGGAGGTAAAGCCATTTCATTTAATTGGCATGGATTCCATGCTGTTAAAATTAATCTTCTTGAATTTCTAGTTTCTTTATTTTTTAGCTGTTCAATAATATAATTCAATTGATCAATCCCACAATTTTTGTAATCGGTATTACAGTCTTTATATTCTGCATTAAAATGTCTCCATTGAAATCCATAAATAGGACCTAATTCGCCATCTGTATAATCTAAATTTCTAGTTTTTAAATACTCTGGGTCAGAATTTCCATCCCAAATGTGAACATTTTCTTTATTTAGAATCTTATTATTTGTATCTCCACGAATAAAAAATAATAATTCTTTTAAACAAGTTTTCCAAGCTAATTTTTTTGTTGTTAAAAATGGAATTTTACCATTTTCTAAAGAAAATTGCATTATTGTACCAAAAATACTATATGTATTTCCATTTCTTCCATTAGATAAATCTCCATCATTTATAATATCATTTATTAAATTAATATATTGATTTTCTTCATGATAATTATTTTCAATTGTACAATTTTCTTTTAAAATACGCTTTAGCATAATAATAATATAATTTTATTAATTTTAAATATTTTATTTATATAATTTATTTCTTTATATAAAACATATATGACAAGTACAAATGAATCTTTAAATTTAGAAGATAATAAAATCAATGTATCAAATTTTTTCAGTTATATGACTGATTTTAATGAAGAAAACAAATCGTGTTTGTTAAATGCATCACAATATATTATATTAGCATTAATACCAGTTATACTAACACTAAAACTAATAAAACATTTTGTTCCCGAAGATGATGATAATAAAAATTCATTGGAAATAGTATTTGAAATATTATTGCAATTATTCATAATAGTCTTTGCTATATGGTTAATTGATAGATTTATAAGATTTTTTCCAACATTTAGCAAAATAAATTATTCAGATATGAATATTATAAATATTTTATTACCCACATTAATAATTTTATTAACAATGCAAACAAAATTAGGTGCAAAAGTAAATATTGTTTATGAAAGAATATCAAATTATGTTATGAATAAACAAGAAATTACTAATACAGCAAATAATAATACACAATTAAATAACAGCAATATTCATCAACAGAGCAGAGCTGATATTTTAGACACACCCATATTGCCACCTCCAGCGGGACAAACTAATATGCCAAATCAAAATACAACATCGTTAATAAATAATTTACCAAATAATATTAATAACAACAATAATAATAATAATAATAATATTCCACCAGGTGTTATGCAAAATGTATTTATGAATAATGAACCAATGGCTGCCAACGATATTTTAGGCGGTTCTTCACTTTTCTAATATAATATTTTTTAATTTTATTTACAATTTAAAATAAAATTAAACTTACAACTTATTTTTTGCGAAATACTCCAGTTGGCGGCAGACTCTAAGGTTGTATTAACATTTTATCTACAGCTTTATGTACTGTCTTACTATACATTTTAGAAATTGCTGACAAAATGTTATAACATAGAATACCCCAAGGAGATTGTATGAATACAATAATGACAAGTATAATTAAATAAATAAAAATACCAGCAATTTTCACTATTTTACTAAAACTATCACATTCATCAGTAATAATTCCACAATCCGCTTTTTCACCGTTTAAAAGGTTATTATCTGTAAAAAAATTTAAAAGATAAATCATCGATTCTCCTATATTTTTAGATATTACCGTTTCTAATTTGCTGAAAAATGTATAAAGTGTTACAAATAAAATTGTTAACCTAAATATTTTTAATACATTTTTATTATTGTCATTATGCATATTTTTTTTCGACCCCAAAAATACAATTAAACCAACAAGAAGTACATAAATTCCACTAGTTATTAGCCATAGATTATCAAATATTCCTATATCGGTAGAAGTATGTATTCTACAAGAATATAAGAAAAAAAATATTATAAATCCCATAGTTATTATATTACCAATAGCATAGATAAAATATGTTAACCCTTTAATTATTGCTTTACCAAGAGTAGATAAAGTGTCTTCTTTATTATCTTCGTTTACTATCATGTCATTAAATTGAGTCAAACAAATAATTAAAATGGATACTGCTAATAATATCTTTTGAACAATAATAAAAACGAAAAACATCATTGAGTTTTTGCTATCAAGAAATTCAAGGGGTCCACGATTAATCCATGTCCATATAAATACTATAATAAAAAAAGGCAAAAAACCAAATCCTAATATATTTGTAAAACCTAAAATTTCACCAAGCGGCATGTTTTTAATTTTTTGACCAAGCGATGATATAACATTTAATGCTTTTAGAATATTTGATGCAACATTTTCTCCTTTACTTATAAGATGAATCAATTTTGTAACCAAATTATCTTTAGTTTGTTCAGACATTATTGAATTGTATTATATATAAAACAATATTTAATCTAAAATAATTTCATCTAAATTATTTTGAATACAAGATAAATATCCAGAAATACAAATCTTTTTCAATTCTTTTTCACTTATATTCTCTAAATCTGCACTGCACTCTTTAATTATTTTTGCAAAATGTTCTTGTTTATCTTCTTTTTCCTTAAAATCTGGATTATTGTCTAGCCACTCTTTAACTAATTTAAAATGATTTTTGTTTAAATTTCTTAATGCTTCTTTTAATTTTGTTTTATTATTATCTGTTTCCCAATTATTATTATCTTTGATATATAAAATATCTTTTTTGTTATCTGTACAATGTAAAGGTCTTTCATATATACTCAATTTATTCATATTTTCAATAAAAATATTTGCTATTCCTTTTCCTAGACCACCTGTTGTAGATAAATCTAAATTTTTTAAATTCAATTCTATTTTATTAATAAATTCATCTATATTTAATGCATCCTTACATTTTTCATTGAGAAATATATTAATATTAAATTTTTGATTTACGGTATTATTATTTATTGTATTATTAACTGTACTGTTTCCTATTTTTGGCAACATTTCATTTAATTGTTTTTGTTGTTCAATTAATTGTTCTTGTTGTTTTAATAATAAAGTTTTTATATCTTTGTTTTCATTTAATAATTTATTTATTTCATCATTTGTAATATTATCAGAAAAATCATTATTATCAAAAATAATTGAATTATTCAAAAAATCACATTTTTTTCTATGATTATATAAGCTTTGTTTATGTTTATATGTTTTACCACAATCACAAATGAATTCTGCAGCGGCGTTTTTTGGCGCTTTTTGGTAAGTATCGGTAAGTATTTTATGTTTACGTGTCATTAAATGCCTATCAAAATCACTTTTTTTAATACATTCAAATGCGCATTTTTGACAAATAAAAATTTTGGCGTTTTTGGCGTTTTTTTGGTAAGTCATCGGTAAGTATTATATATAGAAAATAAAAAGATTTTTTTATATTTTTTTAAAAATAAAAAATTTCCATTTTTTTATAAAAAAAAATTTGTTACCTTTTTACATAATAAAAAAAAATTTGAAAAAAAATGGAAAAAAAAAAAACAAAAAAAAAATTTGTAAAAAATATTTCAAATTTTTAATTTTTTTTGTAAATTTTGAAAAAAATAGAATTTTTTTTTTTTTATTTTAAAAAATCGCATTTTTGATTTTTTTATTTTTCAAATGCAATATGGTTACAAAACAAAAAAAAGTGATTTTTGCCCTTTTTTTATTACCATAAATTAAATATTTATAAAGTTATTATAAATATTTATTATGTAAATGAATTAAAATTATTTATATTTTATAAAATATATATATTTATAATTACTCAAGTATAAAAATATATTAATAATATTATAATATTATATTATATATGATTTATAATATAATAAATAAGAGCTACAAAAAAATATTTATTTATTTCATGAATTTAAGTTTTATATTATATGTATTAGTATTATTTGGTATAACAAAATATGCACCAAAATATTTAAACTATACGAGAGAAACTATAAAAATATTAATTGGATTGATTTTAATATATTTATATAATCCACTTAGAAAAGATAAAATTGTTATTGATGAAATTGATAAAAACATATTTTTTAATTGTGGTATAATTTTAATTTTATCTTCATTTATTTATACTCATTTAGAAAATAATATCAAAAATAATATAGCTAACAATTTTTAATTGTTTTTTTGTTTGTATTAAAAACTCTATTCTTTTTTGTTTTTTTATTTAAAAATTTTGTTAATATCTTTACAATTTGACTAGATATAATTAATTCAATATTTTTTTTAATTTTACTTTTATTCAAAAATCTTAATACATCATTTTGTGTATTAAAAATAATGAATTTATTAAATGAATCTAAAGATTTATTATTTTCTATAAATATTTTTTTATTACAATTATAAAAAATTTCACATAATTTCTGATAATAAATATTATAATTATAAGGTTCTAATTTAATATAAATTAAATTATCATTTACCATTTCATTATAAATTTGGTCATCAAAATAACATATTTTTGTATTTTTCGGTAGTTTACTACATTTAATAAAATCTTTATATGTTTTTTCATTACTACATCTACATGGTTCATTTATTATATTATTTATTTTAAATGCACCAATAATATTATCGATTATTTCATAATTATTTTTTTTATTTATATAGTTTTTTATAAGTTCTACCCAAAATTTTGGACCATTATTATTAGTAAAAATCATTACATTTGAACAAGAACCATTTTTTTTTTTAATTTTTAATAATTTAAAAATTTCTAATATATTTGGTCTAAAAAAATCCGGATTATTGTCTAACAAATTAAAAAAAATTTCATCTGATAATTCATAAGAAAAAAAACATTTTGTTAAATACCAAAATTTATATAATTGTGTAAAAGAACCAAGTGTTTCATCAAAGTCAAAAACTATTACATATTTCATTATTATATTTATATAATATTTTAATATTACATAAAATATTAAAGTATAACATAATTAATTATTTCATGAATTTTAATATTATACAAAAATATTATATAAGTATAATTTAGTAATGAATTTAAATAAACAAGATTATATAGATATTTTAGAGTATTATAATATAAATATAACAAATGAAGAAAGTTTAAATAAATTAAAAAAAAAAGTAGAAAATATTATAGCAAAAAAATTGTGCAGTTGTATTAATAAAGTTGACAATAGAATAAAAAATAAACCATATACTATTGCTATATGTAATAATAGTGTTGTACAAAAAAAGAATTTAAAAATAAAAGGTTTTACTTGTAAAAAAAAAAAACGATTAAAATATTATAATGGTAATAATGCGTTAAAAAAAAATAGTAAAAAATTAACATTAAAAATAAAAAAAATAAAAAAATAATATTTTTAAAGCAAAGAAAATGCTTTAATTATAATTTTTTCTTCTTCATTCATCTTTTTAAATATTAAAAAATTATGAAAATAAATAGTAAAAAATTTATTATTAAATGTTTTTAATGTAATAATTATACCATTTTCATTACTATTAATATTGCAAATTATAAAATTCGAAGATAATTTAATATTACTAGGATTAATAATATTAATATATTTTATACTGTGTCCGATTTTCAAATCATTTATACAATCTATATACATATAATTTTTTAATTTTTTATTATATTCTTTAAGAGTATCTTTTTTTAATTGTAATTTTTGTAATATATTATTTATATCAGATTTTAATATACTTTCAGATTTATTTATAATATTTGCATTGCTAGAGTTTTCAATTGCTTTTGTTAATAGTTCTATATCCATATATTAATAATAATATATTATATAATAATAAATTATTATTTTTAACTTTTTATTTTATATTTACACATTTAAAATTTGAATCTCTTTTCTGGGTTTTTTTACATTTTTTATTACATCTTTTTGTATATGGATTGTAGTCTTTATCTTGATTCTCACATTTACTTTTTCTACTTAATTTATTAATACTTTTTGTTATTCTAGTTTTTTTCTTATTTAATATACATTTATAATTTGAATCTCTTATATATCCATTTTTACATAATTTTAAACATCTTTTTGTATTTTTATTTAAAATAGGTTTATCATCAGGACATTTTTTATCACTAATAGAATATAAAAAATTTTCATTTGGTATTTTTTTTATATTAATTGAAGGATTTGTCTTTTTAATATTTTCTTCATTTAATATTTTTTTATAACTGTCAATAAGAAATTGTATATCATCATTTCTAGCTAATATACTTTTATGATTAAAATTTCTTAATAAATATATACATTTTATACAAAATGTTTTATATTTTCCTACATTTTTTGCAATATTAAAAAATAAAGGTTCTAATGCAAATGATAAACAATATACATCATATGTTTTTACAAATTTATCAATAAATTCTTTATGACTAAAATTAGATGAATATATTTTACATTTTGATAATTTATCAAATATATGTTTATTTGCACAGCTTGTTTCTGGTGGAAAATAATGCCAACTAACAGCTAATCCTTCTTTTCCTTTTTCATATAATATTTTTAATTCATTTGATTTACTTGCAAGTCCAAAATCAATATACTTAGATGTTCCATTTTGTAAATTATAAACAATATTATGTAATTTTATATCTCTATGGACTAAATTATTTTTTTGAAAAAATAATAAACCTTCAAATAAATTAAGTAATGAATATAAAAAATTTTCTTGTTCTTGTTGTTTTAATGTTTTAAAAATTTTTAATATATTAGTTAAATCCATACCACCATCTTCTAATAGTAACATTGATAAAAATCTAGGGTCATAATTAAGCATATGGCTTACTCTTTCATTGGTACATTTTTTTACTGTTTTTTTAAACTCATCATCTAATTTAGGTTGACATAATATAGGAGAAGATATTGCATATTTATCAATTCCAGATATAAATTTAAAATTGTTATTTTCTCTTAATTCATCTTTGGCATCATTTGTAACCATAACTTTAGATACCCGATTATTATAATTTTCTTTAGAATTACATTTTAAACTGGGTTTTATAACACAACCATACGTTCCTTCCCCAACTATTTTATGTTTTTCTAACATTATATTTATATATAAATACAAATATAATTATAAATATAAGTATAAATATTTAAAACATTGTTATATTTTCTATATCACTAGTAATATTATTGGTTTCATCTCTTATTTTATTAGAATTATTATCACTATATATTTTTAAAGTTCTAGCACTTGCATCATTTGCATCTATAAATTTTGGCATCCAATAATATGGTATTAAATAATCACAATTATAATAATCATTATTAAATAAATATCTATAATAACACTGTTCTAATGTTATTGGATTATTGAAATTTATAAATTCTTTATAATTATTTTTTATCATATCCAATTGTTCTTGTAATTCTTTATTTTGAGAATATTTATTTGTAATTTTTTCATTAATAATTTCATACCAAGATTTGGTTAAACTACTGACACCATCACTAAATGCTTCTTTGGTTCTCCATAAAATTTCTTTAGGTAATAAATCAGGTTCAATTTCTGAAAATGCATTTCGTATAATAAATTTTTCACTATTTTCTACTGTAGTTTTATATCTATAATTTTTATCAATTGACAAATAAAATTCAACCCATTCTCTATCTAAAAATGGAGTTCTGGGTTCTAATCCATTAGAAGATATTGATTTATCACTTCTTAAAACATCAAAAGTATGTATGTCTTTTAATAATCGTCTGCATTCTTTATCAAAATCATACTGATTTGGAGCATTTTTAAAATATAAATATCCACCCATTAATTCATCAGCACCATCACCGTTAAATATAACCTTACAATCAGTATTATTACTAATATATTTAGCTACTAAATAATTACCAACACTGGCTCTAACAGTAGTAGTATCATATGATTCTATTTTATTTATAACTTCAGGTATAGAATCAAAAAATTGGTCTTCTGTTAATATAATTTCATGATGTTCACTATTTATGTGTTTTGCAACAATTTTTGCATACTTTAAATCTTCAGAATCAGGCAATCCAATACTAAATGTCTTTAATTTATTTGAGTTATTTTCACAGTTATTTAATTGTTTAGAAACCAATGCAGCAATTAAACTACTATCTAATCCACCTGATAATAAACACGCAATAGGTCGTTCTGTAGTTCCAATTACACGTTTTTTAACTGCATTAGTAATTTTTTCTACAATACTTTTATTTAGTTCAACCGATGAATTTATTGATTCATCATTAAAAATATTATTTGTAAATGGTAAACCAGTGTATTTGATAAATGTATGTTCATTATTAATAATTGTTAAATAATGTCCTGGAGTAAATGTTTTAATTTTATTTTTTGAATTAGTTAATTTATATATAGATTTTAATTCACTTGAAAAGCCATATTTTTTATTGTCTTCAAAATAATATAATGGTCTAACACCATAAGGGTCTCTTGATACAAAAATAGTATCAATACTTTTATCATATAAAATAAAAGCAAATACACCATCAAGTTGATTTAATGTATATTCAATACCATATAATTTATACATATGAATAATAATTTCACAGTCAGAATCAGTTGTCATTTCAATATTATTATTTTTTGAAAGTTCTTTGAAATTATAAATTTCACCATTACAAATTAATATACAATCTTTTATATCAAAAGGTTGATTTGATTTACTATTCAAACCATTTATTGCTAATCTATGAAATCCAAAATGTATATTATTAATTTTTGTTATATGTGAAAATTCGGGTCCCCTATTTACACCTAACATAAAACTTTTATTTATCTCTTCATCACTATTATCATTATTTAATAAAGCAAATATCCCACACATATTATTAAAAAATAATATTAATTTATCTTTAATATTATTAAAGATAATATTATTAAAGATAATATTATTACCTAATAATGGGGTGTATTAATTCTGTTCCTTTAAATAATAATAATCTTTTAAATGAAATAAGAGAGATAGAAAAAATGCCAATAAAAGAAATAATAAATGATATTAATAGTAATAATAGTAATAATAATAATAATATTAATAATAATAATATTAATAAAAGATATAATTAAAAATAATATATATATATATTAATTAAATATGAATAATACAATAACATTTAACAATTTAGACAATTCAATAAATGATAAAATTTATGAAAGAAATATACCATCTGATAATATAGAACCATTACTTTCAAATCATCCTTTAAGTACAAAATATACAAAATTTTTAATATTAAAAGATAATAATACTAGTAATAGTTTAGACGGTTATCAAGATTTTAATAATTATCAAACATTTTATCCAGGTACATCAAAACCACCATTTAATGGATTCTCAAATTCTATTGATAATGAATCGGAATTAAGAAATCAAAATAAAAAATTAAATAAATCAGATTTACATTTATGGGTACCTTCATCAAATAGTAGTTTATATAAATCATCAACAAATGAAAATAATAATTATAGTGGAAATAATGAACTTCTTTTTAACGAAGAAAGATTTAATGATTTTAATCCAAATTATAATTTAAATATAGGAAGTGATATATTTAATAATTCAACAAGAATTCAATTAAAGAATTTATAATTATTAATAATAGATTATTAATATATTTATGGATAATAATCTATTAAAGAAGTTAAATTCTGGTGATATTTATTTAGTAAATAGTAGATTTTTAAAAAAATATGATAATGATATTAGTAAAAATTATTTTACGAATAATGATTTTATAAAATATAAAAAACAAATAAAAGATGAAGTAAATAAACTTTACAAATCATATAGTGATATTTCGAATGTAAATACAAATATAATAAATGAAAATGAACAATATTTACATCATTTTAATATGTTTATTAAAAAGTTTATAAATAAATTGAAATTAGAAGAAAAAAATTTAGAAATTCAAAATGAATTAAATAAATATTCAAATCAAATAGATATATCAAATCAAATAGATATATCAAATCAAATAGATATATCAAATAATAGTGATATATCCAATAATTTTACAACTTTATTAGATAAAAGAATTTTTAATTTAGAAAATAATAAAATGAGTAAAAATAATAAATTTAATGAATTTGTTAAAATTACAAAAAATAATGAAAATAATAAAATTTTACCAAAAAAAAGAAACTAGATATATATATATAATTAAATTTTTATATGAAAAGTAAAACATTTAAAAAATTAAAGTGTGCACCAAAACAATCATTAAAGGTTGATAGTAAATTAAAAAAAATGTCATGTTATACAAATGATTTGTTATTAAAATTAAGAGATAAACATAATACTAGAAAAAAAAATAAAATAAAAACAAATGATGGAAAAGAAATATGGAAAAGATTAAAAAAATCATATAAAAAATGTAAGAATGAATTATGTTGGATGAAAAAATTAGATATGAAAGAAACAATGCAAAATGATATTTTCAGACCAATATCACCAAAAAGTTGGTCAGATAAT